AATTATTCAAACTTTAGGAAGAATTGGACACGTTGTAGGTTGGATTGTAAATCCAGTTTATGAAGCCATAGTTTCTTTAATTTCTTATGTTTATGTTTTATTTAGTTGTTCTGAAAAATCAAAAGAGTATGTAAATTTACATTTTTATTTTGATATGTTTTATTCACTAGCTGGTGTTGTAAATTATATTCCCTTAGTTTTAACAATAGTTGGTTTGATTTATTATAAATTTAGATCCTTTAAAATGGAGAAAACTTGTAACCGTTGTGATCAGAGTATCTCTTCAAGATACTCTTCATTTTCAAATGCTTTTTGTACTTACTTTTGTAAAGGTTTTACCTCAAAGAATCACTCGAAAGAGTGTGAGGAATTACCATTCTTTGTTTCTTATTTATTAAAAGATGAATGTTTAGCTTGTAAAAATGAAGTTTGTGACAAAGATTGTTGTCATAATCTCCCTTCTGGAGATATTGATTATAAGAAATTAGCTTATTATAAATATTGGTTTGATATTGCTCAAGAAGAAGAAATGCCAGAGAGAAAATCAGATAGACAACCAGGACACAATAGAAGGAGACAAAGAAATCCTTCAATTGTTAATAGTTGGCGTAGTACTTCCACGCTTGCAGAAAATGAAAAAGTTAAAAATATTTCTGAAGAAGATGATTCTGCCCTTTATGGAAAGAAACAGAAGAAAGTTAGAAATATTTTTGAAGAAGATGATTCTGCATTGTATGGAAAGAAACAAAAGAAAGTTAGAAATCTTTTTGAGGAAGAGAAACCAATAATTAAAACAAAATTTATTCCCAATACCTTTGAAGAATTTATGAATGATTATCAGGAAGAATACTCTTATGGAGGACATAATCCAGGATCAGACAAGAAAGAAGTAGTTAAAGTTGCTTTCGAAATGGGAAATGAACAGTTTACTCGGGATGAAGCTGCTAGAGACATCTATGTAGCTTTGTCTAGGGAAACTGTTCGTTGTTATCGTGTAGATAGTGATGGAAACAAAACTGGATTCTTGTTTGGTCATGGATTTGGAAACCATATAGTAACTCCTGCTCATTTGTATCCCCGAACAAAGATTAATTGTACTTTTTGCTTTAAAACTAAATCAGGAAAAGAAATTGAAATGAAAATGGTTAATTTTAGTAGATTAAGAGATGTTGCAGTTTGGAAATTTGATGATACTTTAGGTTTTACTTTCCCAAATAGATATTTTAATAATTTAATTAATGAAAAAGATTACATTCAAATTGCAAAGAAAACTTCCACTGTTTTGCAACATTTACCACAAAAAGATATTTTACAAGTAGTTTCCTCTAATGTTATTACTCATCATTCTATTTATTTGAACGGTACAGGTGTTCAAGATTATGAGAAACTCTTTGTTATTAAAGCTGCTATGACAACAGCTCCTTTGACTTCTGCTGGAGATTGCGGTGGCCTTATTGTGTTGTATGATACAAATTACACACGTAAGGTTATTGGCTTCCATGTAGTAGGAACAGGAGAATGTGCTTATGCAGCGATAACAACAAAAGAGTTGATTGAATCTTTGATGATCCCCCGTGCAATTGAAGAAGATGGTGAATTGTTTGTAGTTAACCAACCTTATTCCAAATATCCAATTGTTGATTTGTTAGATCAAGTAAAAACTGAAGTAGTTGATTGTGTTTCAAAAAATATGCCTATTGGTGACTTTCACTATATAGGCGAATTAGATTATTTAGCAAAACCAGCAGCAAAAACAGCAATTAAGAAACATCCCTTTTATGGAGTGTTTGAAGAAAAATCAAAACCAGCAAATTTAACTGTAGATGAAGTTGAAGATAAATCTGTACTTTTAAAAGATGCCAATGGAGATCCAAATTTAATTATTTCACGTACTTCAAAATATGGAAAAGTTTTTAAAAATAAAGTAGATCCTAAAATTTTAGAAAATATGCAATCTCAATTAATAGAATATTATAAAGATAATTTTAAAGGAATCGATTTATCAGCATCAACTGAAGATGAAATTCTTAATGGCAAAGAACATGATCCAAATTCACATCCATTAGACATGAGGACTAGTCCTGGTGTCCCATGGGGAGGAAATGGTTCAGGTATGGGTCGTAAGAAGGACTTCTACTGTACGATGGTTGAAACTGAAGATAGTTTGGGTAAACCAGTCTTAAAAAGAGTATTGGATCGTTCTAAATATGAAGTGAAGAAATTCACTGATTGTGTAGATAGAACTGATGCTCTTGCTAAGAAAGGAGTACGCACACTTTCCATAATTAAAGATTGTCTTAAAGATGAGTGTCGTCCTTTGGATAAAGTTTGGAAACCTCGTGTTTTCAAAGCCTTTCCAATGGACAAAGTTTATCTATTAAGGAAATATACACTTAAGTTTAAAACAGAATGGACTCGCTTGAGAGAGCGAATGTTTCATGCTGTTGGAATTAATGTGATGTCTCCTGAATGGACTAAATTATACCACTTATTGAAAGAAAAATCTAATTATGGAGGAGATGCAGACTTTGGCACATTTGATGGAAATCTAAGAGCTGAATTCATGCAGGTTGCTGTAGAGGTAATTGTAGCCACAATCATGGCTGGAGTTACCGATGAGCAACTTGCGGAAGAAGGATGTACTCGAGAAGAATATGAAACAGCACTTAGAGTTTTATTAGATGAAAATATCAAAACTATTTCAGTTTCAGGAAAAACTGTATACATGGATTCTCATGGTAACCCTTCTGGTTCACCATTAACAACTGTAATTAATTGTATTGTTAACTTTTTGTATCATTGGTTTTGTTGGATTATTATTACAGGTAAAACAGGTTTAAGTAAATTTATAGAGGCAGTAAGTTTTTATGCATTTGGAGATGATGTTGTGTATTCAGCAGATCCTGCTACTGGCTTCACCTTTGAAAATATTGCCAAGATTATGATAGAATATCTTGAGCAGGATTACACTGATGCAGCTAAAGGCACTAATGGACACACAAAGAAAATCGAAGAATTATCATTTTTAAAAAGAAGTTTTAAAGTAGTTTCACATAATGTCGTTTTTGCCCCACTTGTTCCCGAATCCATTGAGATGCGTTATATCTGGTCACAAATTGATCCAACAGATTATCGCACCCACTATGAAAACATAGAGGAAGGTTTGATTGAAGCTGCTATGCATAGCAGTGAATATTTTAAATATTTCTCGAATGGAATCAGACGTGGAATCTCAAAGTCCCACTTCAATAAAATCGCTTTATTTTCAGGTTTATCTTACACAACTTATCAAGATTATTTAGATATTTTAGATGAAAGATTTAGAGGGACGAGCTGTCTGAGTAATAATAGGTACTAAAATTAATAATGTCCGCATTAAGCAGTTTAGAATCAGACACTATGTGTCACAATACATTATCAACCGTAATTTCTGAAGCCCCTTCAAATTCAAAATGGGTAAAACCCCATTCTCAACTTATTAGGACTGTAGAATCAGGCCAATCTGGCCAAGGTATTGATGTAACTTTACAACCGGGTGTTACAAATGCCCGTTTTATTCAAAATTTAATGACCCCATCTGGGTTAAAGCCAGTCATCCTTTTGACTGACACTTCAATAGATTTAGATACACGACAAGACTATTTGCCTAATGTTCCTTTACCAGAACAAGGTCATAATTGGTCTCAAAGATTTGAAAGCATAGCAGTTTCAGGCTCTCCCACTATTTCTTCATCACCAATATTTTCACAACGAACATTTTATTATATGAAACCTTTTCAATTTTATAGTTCTCATGTTTTAGTAAGATTAGTATGTAAGCCAGGAGCTACTCAAGCACAAAATTTTTGGGTATCTCGATCTTTTCAACAATTAGATTTTTCAACTCCACAATATTTAAATGAAATAGGTTTTAATTGGAATCCTTCAAAATCAAATGAAATTTTTGTTTTAATGCCTTATTCTTTCTTGCAGTATGTTGCTGAAGTAGAAGAGGACACAGCGAATATCTTTGGATTTATCAATGTTTCAAAAACTTCATCTTTAGTCACTGTTACAGGAAATGATATCCCCTTAGTAATAAATTATTATTTTTGTCCCTTTAATATGTATAATTATAATCCTATTCCTATTCAAAATAAATCACTTCAATTTACAAATATAAATATTAGAGGATCTCCTTTACCAACTGGTTTACCAGCTGGTGGAGTAATAGTGGGTAGTTTAGAAATAAGATCAGATACTTTAATTAATATGAGTGGCATGGGTCAACAAGGTGCAGGTTCTACAGGAGCTTGTACTATTGGTTCAGCCTCTTTTCAATTCATTATCTCTTCAGCTTCAAGAATTACAAACACTCCTGTTCTATTTACTCCAGGATTTTATGATGTAAATGTTGGGTGTAGTGTTGCTAATTTAGTTTCTTCAAATTGGACCCTAGCTTGTACATATATTGATTTACCTCCTATTTTTACACCTCTCTTTGCACAAGAGCAGGCCGGCCTCACTAGTCAAAAAGAAATTCATAGTGATGTCGAAGTAGGAGAAGAACAAATTTTTGAATTTTCTTACAATCCAACAAGTAATGTTCCTAATCAAACTTATGGTAATATGTTTTCAAATTCTCCCAGGGAAGAGCATCATGAAAAAGCTCTTTCTGAAATTTCAATAACTTCAGCAAATAAAGATAATGTAATTAATTATTCATTAGATTTAAGTTTTCTTTCAACTACATACCCCAATATAAATACTAGAGAATACTTTAGACACTTCTTAACTTCTCATATGCCTATTTTAACATTTAGATCAGCCAAAAATTTATTTTCAAACTTAATCCTTAGAATTGTAGTAGGAAACTATTCTAATACGGAAGATGTTATGCAACTTCCGGGACATGAATGGGATCCATCATTAGAAGATAAAATAGTTCAACCATACTGGATTTTTCAAGATCCAGCAGTAACAAATTTAGTAGTAGATTTTTCAATTATAGTTATATCAGGTCAAATAGATGTTTCAGGTTTTCTTTTAGTTCCATATTTCAATACATCAGCCTTAGATTACTTCCATAGACAGGATTACTCTCCATATGAAAGTTCCGAAACTGTAAAAATTCCTCCAGTCACTTCTATTGAAGAATTTGTTTTACAGAAAGCTCCTGAGCAAGCTCAGTGTAGACAGAAAATAAAACCAATTTCAGCAATTAGAAGGACATTAGGATTTTTAGAGATAGGTAATGAACAAATGGGTAGTGATCCTGATACAGTTTCAGAATCAGTAGAAATTTCAAAGAATTTAAAGGAAGACTCTACCACGAAAGTGGAGGGTCAAACTATGGAAACACTTCCTGTTCCCATAGTAGCTGAAGGCATGAAAGTGATGAGAGAGAAAGATTTTCATGTTGTAGGTAATATTGTAGAAAATTTAACAAATTTAAAGTCAATTATTATTCCAATTTCACATAATGCATTTGGAAAAGAAGAAGTAACCTCGGCGAAGAAATATCGCAGATGGAAGGGTCTTCCTCGTTTCCGTATTACAGTAGCAGTCTCTTCAAGACTGGGTGGTATAGCTCTGATATCACAACTTCCTCCAACTACTACTTATAAAGATTTACAAGTTTTAAATTATTCAATGATGTACAATAAAGCTCAAACAGTTTACTGGAATAAATCAGAAGAATTTCAAGCAGTATGGATGAACTCAAATCCCTTCCAACAAGTTTCGTATCCCGAGTCGAATACGGTACTTCCTCCAGCTCAATTAGGTTATTTTGTAATTTCCTTTCCCACCCCAATAGACTCCAGTGGCCTAGACGACGGCAATGTCAAGATCGTCGTAGAGTGCAATACCTCCAATATTGTGTATGACAGACCATCGTATTCCTACCCCAATTGGAATTACCCAGGTTTGAAGTATACCACTGTTTCCAACACTTAAGCGCAGATTGTTTAAAATTTTTATCCTTCGCCTTGCTTTCAACTCCCACTGACTTAAATGTCAATGAGATTTGTTATTACTTTTTGTTTTAACTCCTCCCACGTGGGGGAGATTGTTTCACAGATAGTAATAACAAAATCAGTGCGTTTTGAATATTTAGAATTAAAATAACTATTACAACCGGAAATTGTATGCCGTTTTATCTAATCATTTATAAAAATTAACCAAG